CTTACACTAGTTCTACGAAGTCTCTCGAAGGAGAGACTCGCTGGATGAAAGACTATGTTTCGTCTAACTATCTAGAACGTTCGGGTCGAGGAGAAATTGTTAATAATGGAATGCATTCATCAAAAGAGCTGCGAACTGCTTCTGCCACCACTCTGATAACATCGGAGTTTTTAGGCGGCAGTAATTACAATTCGTACACCTTTAAGAATGGTTGGTACCTTCTCAGAAGGAATCCAATTACGCATGAAGCTATTAACATAGATATTGACCAACTTAAAACATTGGCCGGTACTTCAGCACATGCCAGTATATCCGCACCTGAATTTCAGGGGTTGGTATTTTTGGCTGAGCTACGTGAAACACTCCGTTTCATAAGAAGTCCTCTTGCTTCGATTACTAATACGGTAAAGCGCGCGAAACGTAATGCACGTAGGCAGAAGAAAGCTTTTTCTAAGCTCTCGAAAGCCAAACGGCAACGAATAGCGCGCTCCGGCAGATATTCTGATACCTATCAGAATAAACTGGTTAATGGTGAGCTTGCTTTAACTGACTTTATGTCAGCTAACTGGCTAACATATCGGTATGGAATCGTTCCCATGCAACACGATGTGTTAGACTTTGCAAGTGCTATAACCCTCAAAGCTGCCCCTGTGGATCGTAAGACCGCACGGGGATATGCGTACAACAGCGATACGAGTACTAATGATTTATACAGTACACCGAGTCACTTGCTTGTTCATAAACAAGTTAAAACTCATCGTCTCGTTGAAGTACGTGCAGGTGTTTTATACTCTTGGACGCATACCGATACTTTCGGGATGAATCTTCGAGAACTACCTGGAGCTCTTTGGGAAGCCGTGCCATTTTCTTTCATGGCCGACTGGGCAATAAACTTAGCGGACTGGGTCCGCGCGGTAACGCCTAAGATAGGTGTCGTAAGACACGCAGATTGGACCTCAGTGAAGGATGTTACATATACTGAAAGCGTCGGTCAAGTGACCGGTACTGACACACCTGGACAGATTTTGTCCTGGGATGTAACAACCCCTTCATCTTCTTTCGAGACCTTACGGTCAGAAGAGAAGGTACGAGAGCCCGGAACTAACATCGGTTTCGCCACGTATCCAATTCCCTTTGATGGGGATCTCGGAACTAAGCGACTTATCGATACTGCATCTATACTTCATCAACTCTTGTTGAGTAAGATCTAGATAAGTTCCACTCACCTAAACAAATCATGGCAATTTCGCCATAATCTACCTAAGGAGACATTTATGTCTTTAACAATCAATACCAAGTCCTATCCAAAGGACATTCAACTGCAGAACGTGATCGGGATCCGATATAATGGACCTAATCACGACTCGAGTAATAAAGAGTACGCGGATTTAATCCGTATAGACCCTAACTCAAACTCTGCACAACCGAAATCTAAGACGAAAGCTCGTCTTGTAAAATCGGCTACAGATGGTACTGATCCTTTGTCTGATGCGTTAGCGGAACTAGTTGTTACGCTACCGGTGGGGATGGACGCTACAGAGCGCACCAACTTCATTGCAGACTGTGTATCGTTGTATGGAAATTCAACGATTATGACCGCACTCATAGATACTTTAGATCTCGACCAGTAAAATGGGTCGATTTTTAATGATACTATGGACGGTTATTTTCATCACGGCATGTTCCAATTTTCTTTTGGATTATGACGATGGTGAGAACAGTCTGTTAATACAAGCAGACATGCCAGAAACGGCATGCGAGCCCACATCAGTAAATAAAGGAGATGTACCTTCATGCGAAGACATCCTACAAAAGGAAGAGTCAAACTAGACCTTCCAATGAAACCCGAGGTTATATATCCTAATATAATCAAACGGGCGCTAGTAGCTGGTACTTTACCAGAGAAAGAGGTTTTGCTAGGGCACTTACGTGCTCGTCGCTACGACCTTCTACTCGAGTGGAGTGAGCGCGTGAGTCCACAGTTGTATGACTCACCGACATCTTATTTTGTCGCAGCTCAATTGTCAGCTTTAATTAAGAAATATCCTTTCTCGGAGAAGCAGGTGCCTGGTATTTCACCAGGTGTTGTCGCTTACGAGAAGTTTTTATCGGCTGAACACCGATGTAAGAGGATAAATCTACGTGCCGACCTTCGGAAGAAGGCCAGTGCATGGGAGCCATATGCGGAAATCTATGCATATGCTCGGAGCTATATTTCTTCTACGATAGGCTTCACGCCTAACCTCGAAGAGATAGCCCTTAAAGCCGACATAACGCCAGGCGCAGCAATCGGTGTACATGGGAATAAGACCAATCTAGCCAGGAAACTTTTGGCAGAAGATTGGACATGTACTCGAGCCGCGATACCTTACGCCGTAGCTTGCCTCGGCACCAACGATCACTACTTTGAAACTGTCCTTACTGGACGGCCTATCTGTTATGATCGGAGCGAATTTATTCGTTTGTGCCTAGAAAAGATAACGGTTGTTGACTACAATAAAATCGAATTTGTACCCAAGACAGCACGCACCGATCGGTGTATAGCTGTTGAACCATTACTTAATGGGTTGGTGCAGAACGGAGTTGATACCTTCATGCGTCGCTGTCTTATGCGTCGCGGTATCGATTTATCTGATCAAAGTAAAAATGCTCGCCTTGCTAAGGCTGGCTCTATACCTGGTCAATTTAATCCGTATGCTACAATAGACTTGTCGGCTGCTTCTGATACGATATCAGAGACAACGGTCCAAGATCTACTACCTCCCAAGTGGTTTGACCTTTTGAATGATCTAAGGTCACCTGCTTATCTTGATCCAACTGACGGTAAAGTTAAAAACTACCATAAGTTCGTCTCGATGGGTAATGGTTTCTGTTTTCCACTGGAGTCGCTTATTTTTGCGGCACTCTCTTTTGGAGTTTTGTCTTATATGAACGAAGACGTCACGGACTTTTCAGTCTATGGCGACGACATTATTATAAGACAGTCAGCTGCACTTTTGTTAAAAGAAGTGTTTGCTGATAAGGGCTTCACTATGAACACTGAAAAGTCGTTTATAGTTGGTCCTTTCAAAGAAAGCTGTGGTTCAGATTGGTATGAAGGGCAGGACGTCCGTCCTGTGTTCCTAAAGAAGCAATTGGTAGATTTACGCCAATTGTTCTCACTGCATAATACCTTCTTGAGGTCGCCCAGAACTGAGATCTTCTCCGAAGAAATCAGAGAATATCTACGTAGCTTTGCGCCGGCGCTAATTAGGCCGGGCCGCGAGGCCACTGATACGTGTTTCAATGTATCACTAGATCAATTCATGGGTTCCTCCTCATCCCGATGGAAACGCGATACACAAACTTGGTCTTGGACCGAGCTCATGTCGTTTTCTGTTAAGGATAAGGTGGAAGGGGCTAACAGTGACGCCTTAGCAAGCGTTACACATGCGGCAATACTCCGGGGGTCCTCCCCAGAAATGCCGTTTGCTCTTAGATACACGACAAAAGTACGACGCATCAAGGTCTCGCGACCCTGGTCTTGTCGGTACGTTCCCTTACCACGATTTAATTACAATCGTTGGTTAGGTGGGTAGGTACATAAGTATACATATTACCGTAGCGTCCAATCAAGGGCGTGGTAGTATAGTATGAGTATGTGCCTAATTCACTTTAGGATAGTGTATCTTTCGTACTCCCTCGGCATCCTGCTGAGTTTTGGAGTTCTCTTTTCTTATAAGCCCTAGCCGTCATGGCTGGATCTTGTACAGAAAAGGCGATTGTTGAGAATTAACTCAACATATAAAACGGGAC